GCTAGGCCGGAGCGCGGGTTGGAGAATCTGGTCAAGCCCGGTGGGATCATGGAGAAGTTGCTTGAAAAGAATAAGGATATTCAACTCATGGTTGCCCATTACGATAACACAACCGAGCAGATGCGCCCCTATTATGAAGCCCTGTGGCAACGATGCTCCGAATTGCCGAATGTGAAACTGCTCGGGAATCTAACCAAGGATAAACTGTACGATCTCTACTCGCGGGCTTGGGCGTATTGCTATCCAACGCCCTGCTCAACGATGCCTGACTTTGACGAGATTTCCTGCATCTCTGCGATGGAGGCCCAAGCAAATGGACTCCCGTTTATAACCACAGGCCGGGGGGCACTTGTGGAAACGGTTGCGCCCGGAACCGGAACCCTCATCTCCGGGGATGGGTATGACGAGGCCGTGCAGGACGCTTTCATCGCAGAGATTCTCTCGTTGTTCCAAGATGATGCTAGATGGCTTGAAATGTCCAAAGCCGGATACGAACATAGCAAATCTCTGGAATGGGGGCCGGTTGCAAAGCAACTCTTGGCTAAGGCAGATGGAATCCTTCGTGGCCGAACTAAAGACCCCGTCAGGCTCTACAAACATTTCTACCGCATGAGCGATATCGAAATGTGCAGGGAATTGGAACGACGAGAGGGCGGGGAGGGATTCATCGCCGGTACCGGGCGGGAAAGACATTCAGTCGCAAGCGACTGGTCATTCACCGAATCGCCCGCCCTCTACCGGGATCATTACATAAAAGTGGATGAGGGCGCAAGTGTAAAACATTATGAAACGAGCGAGAACGAACCAAGATGGATTGTATTAAAGCAGTTCTTGAAGGCTAACGAGAAGAAATTCAACAATGTTCTCGACTACGGATGTTGGATCGGACACCAAACAATCCGCGTTGCAAACGAGTTGCCTAAAGCATATGTGCAGGGAGTTGATGTAACCCCAAGGAATATAGAGTTGGCAAATGAGTGCAGGGAGAAATACTCAGTTCACAAGAACGTTGGGTTTGCTATTTGGGATGAAATGGAAGTTCAGCAACAGGAAATGCCCCAAGGTGGATACGATCTGATCCTGCTTAATGAGGTATTGGAACACGTTCTCGATCCGATCAAACTCATCAGGGAAGCGGAGAAATGGTGCAAGCAGGGGGGCATGATCTTTATAACAACCCCCGCCGGCCCGTGGGAATTTGAGTCCTACCATACCTTCCCGCATCGGTGCCACCTGCGCCATTATGAACTGAGGGATCTGATGGATCTGTTTGAAACGAAAAAGGATGTATCCATCTTCTACAAGCCTGTTTCTGTTGGGATGATGGGAGATCCGCTTGGGCACCACTACGTTGTCTACAAGAACGATATTGAGAAGCCAACTGGAACCGTGAATGTAGAGCGGAAACTTAATTGGCAGGCTCCGAAGGAAACAGTTTCAGCCTGCATGATCGCCTACAATGCGGAAGCCATGCTCCACAGAACTCTTAAATCCATCAGGGGATTCGTTTCCGAGATCATCGTGGCAGTTGACCCGAAGACAACCGATTCCACGAAGAATATCGCTCAAGCCTACGGAGCCAAGGTTGTCGAGGGGCTTAACCCGATGGAGGTTGGGTTTGAGGAAGCAAGGAACCATTCCATCAAGGATGCCGTCGGGGATTGGATACTGTGGATTGATTCGGATGAGGAACTGCTAAAGCCCGAAAATGTCCATAAATACCTGCGTCCGAACATCTTAAATGCCTATGCGATTCAGCAACATCACCTGTCAGTTGACCCCCCGGTTAACCTGAAGCCTGATCTTCCCATGAGGCTGTTCAGGAATAACCGTGGGATCAAGTTCTACGGGGTTGTCCATGAGCATCCCGAGTATGAATATAACAAGGGTGTTGGATATGCCTTGGTAATCTCTGACTTCTGGATCGCCCATGACGGGTATCTAACGGAAGATATCCGAAGAAGGAGATTCCTGCGTAATATCGACATGGTCATAAGGGATAGGAAGAAGTATCCTGATCGGCTCCTTGGGCGGTTCCTGTGGCTGAGGGATCTGATCCATCTTTGCAGATATCGCGCTGAGCAGAGCAAGGCAAATGGTGGACCTGTTGTCGATAACCAGATCATCGCATGGGCAAAAGAGGCACAGCAGATGTTTGAGGAGTTCTATCTGGAACACCCGGAAGATCCGATGGCCCAAGATGCCATCAATTATTACTCGGAGGCGAATAAAATCCTCAATACGGGGAGGCCGGTGAAGGTTACAATCGGCCTTAATGGACAGCAACCTATGGAAATATTTGCTCAGTTCAGGGACTCGGAGTCAGCATCAAAATTTTTGGGTGCCCTGTCCAAGAAGGTGCTTTCTCCATTTGAGGGGAGGTATGTATAGATGCCTTACTCTGATGTGGATCGGTTCGTAACCTCCTTTCCAAAACTGGAAAGGACCAATGCTACATCAGCAACCCTGCTTAATTGGTTGCAGAGATCATCGAACCTCATAGACGGTTACATCAGGGACGTAGTAGCAACCGTTCCTGTTACGCCTGCTCCACCGATGCTAACTGATATCTGCGAAGACTTGGGATTCGTTATGTTTCTTCGCAGGAATGTCCATGAGGCAGGCAAGGAAGTTGGCATGAAAGAGATGTATGACGATTGCATAGACAGGTTAGAGCAGATCAGAAACGGCCTTCTTGCACTCGTTAACAGTGCAGGGGAATCAATCACGATTACCACACGGTCCGATTCTCCTTGGTCCAATGTTACAGGATACGAGCCTACGTTCTCGATTCTTGATGCAACCGATTCGTTCATTGATCCTGACAGGATTGAGGACGAGGAAGCCATACGTGATTAAGTTTAGTTCGTCAATACGGTTGACAAGGTTACATGCACTTCAAAAGGCTGTTGGTAACACCACCCCCGTTGCCAAAAGAGTTGCTGAAACCTTCGAAAGACAGTTAAAAAGAAACATCATCATCCAAGGGATGTGGGGCAGACGGTGGCCCCGAGCGGCTCCGAATACGATAGTAAAACACCGTTTTAAAGGGAAGCCAGCCCCTCTGCTCCGGGGATTGATGGACAGGATCTATTCATCCCACGGGGCAACGCAGGCAACATGGGGATTCAAGTCTGCATATGCAGAGATGCACCATGAGGGCAGGGACTTCTCTTGGCCTATCTCCGCTAGGAATAAAAAGATCCTGTTCTTCCCTGTTGCGGGGCAAATCGTAAAGAAGGGCAGGGGAGGCACCTATTACAGAAGGAGATCTGTGGAAGGGAGCGCAAGTGAGCCTTTGGGTCGTAAATTGGGGGTTATGAGGCCAAGGCTCGTTAAGGCAATAAAGGAAATGAGATATGAACGATTCAATATGGTTCGGGCAAAGCGGGTAATCCACCCCGGATTCCAATCCCGCGAGTTGATGCCACCGCCTGATGTTGTCAGGAAAACAACGATGGCGATTGTTGACGAGCATATCAAGAGGGCTTAGGGATGACAGACTATACAGCCATATTGGAAACCCTAAAGGAAATCTTGGATAACCAGATTGAGAACATCAAGGTATACGTTGAGCCACCGGAATTAGGCACAGCGGTTACAGCGGAGATTGGCCTATATCTAGTTTCCGAGGATTCCAACGAGACAACCCTGAATACCCCTACGCCTTATCACAACATTTTGAATATATCTGTTCTTTGCTCCGAATACTCCCCCGATGGGGTGAGGGAATCATCTCGGAGACGCGACGCCCTTGTAGGGCGGGTAAAGGAGATCCTGCATGGAAACAGGACTCTCAATGGTACCGTGGACAACACTCAGTTTGGAGACATCACCTTCGACACAGCATATGGTGATGGAGGGTTCTACTCAGCGGCCAATTTAACTCTGAAAGCGTTTGTTACTTCGTAGTCAAGGAGGCTAAAAAATGCCTGCTTTTGGTTCAAATGCAAAACTCTACGTAACGAAACAAAACTCGTTTGGTACTCCTTTGGACGTAGGGTCGTGGCATACTGTTCCGTTCGCTAGCCATGATTTCAACTATATGTACGGCGAGTTGGTT